AGAATGGGATGCTTATAGGCAAGCATTGCGTGATATGCCTGCAACTAACGAACCTTATTTTGACGAACGAGACATGATACAAGGTTTTACCGTTCCTACCAAACCATCTACTAACTGATATTGACCTTAGGCGACTTCTAGCACTGCTTTTATCGTAGCCAGCTTCTTCTTGATCTCTTTGTTGCTCCAGCTGCTCCATAATCCCGGATGCAGAGGTTTAGGGAAGCTGTCAGTGTCACACCAGCAATAGCCCTTGTGTTCCTCATTTAGATTTGGAACGAATTCCTCATCTACTAAGCATACGAAAGTGTGATATTCGAACTTGCCATCCCTGCTCTTGAATAGTTCTAAGGGAATTAGTTTGAGATCAGCAGCAGCTAACCCTATCTCTTCGTCTAGCTCTCGATGCAATGCTTCTAATACGGTCTCGTTCTGCTCAGCCTTGCCACCTGCTAGTGCCCAAGTGTTCTGATGCTTATCGCCGCTGCGAAGCAGGAACAACACCCTGCTGGTGTTCTTAGCATAGACCACAGCCCCGCAGGCTCTTAGATCACTATGCTCCAGAATCCCTCTTTGTACAGACCTTCCCAGCTCTTTATCCACTTAGCACCAATCCATTTGTACTGTATACCTGTGTATGTATTAGTGACATACTGTACCTCAGTAGTAGTCTGGCTATCGAATACGATCGCCCATCTAGTTCCGTCCCACTGGATGATATCGTTAGCATTAGCAATCAAGCCGGTTCCGTCATTGTTTCGCCAAGCGATGGGTTCGTTAGCGGGATCGTTTTCTCTGTTGCCTACCTTGGACAATATGAGATAAGTCTGACCTATAGCAGGCGCAGGCAATCCTGATCCTGGACCTGTAGTCTGTGGATCTATTATGGTAGTCACAGCGGGCAACGTGTTAGTAGGTATCGTGTCCTTGTCAACATTGAACAGCAACACGGTAGGATCGCTAGGATTCTTAGATATCGTTCCTGCAACTAATCTTTCTGTGTTCTCATCTGTCAATATCAGCAGGCTGATACCGTTGACTATCTCACCTATCACGCTAAGCGTAGTAGTCCAATCGATAGGAGTGCCTTGTGTCTCGGGGATGTTAAAATCGTTAGTCTCGGTATACGGTCCAAACCTCTTGACCAATCTAATCTCACCGTTCAATGCGATGACATTATATCCCATCGGTGTGAAGTATTGCCTGTTAGCAGTCAACACGCTCTGATCGATGATGGCCTGTTCTAGATTGCCTGCAGAATCGTATACAGATTCGACGATCTTCTGGATGACACCTAGCTGTTTTAGCTTAGCTGGTGCTGTGATCCATATGGGAAGCTCGAAGGTCAGCGTTCCTATGTCGATGAGATCATCTTGACCGATAGGTATGCTTCGTGTTGTCCAGTTAACATCAGTCAGTAACACATAGCTTAGCGATGTCCAATCTAGGTAATTGTCCGTGTTCTGTATCTCAAGATCAGGATTGAATATGGTCAGGATCTGTTCGTATATCTGCAGCTTCTGATCGAAGTTGCTGGTCCATACATCCATCTTCAGTGTCAATCTATATGGTACAGGCATCAGACGTTCTAACGTAAATGCTTGTTTCTGCACCGTCGTAAGCTGCCCGGTGACTGGATCGATCTGTCTCTGTCTGATGGACTTCTTCTCAGTGTGGGTTGGATCCTGGATCCTATCTCGATCATATCGTAACCCGTCGATGTAGACAGTCATGATAGGAACGGTGGTCAGCGTGTTCTCGCTGTTGTTGTTTATTACGCTAGCTACTTGCCTGTTGGTATCGGCATAGCGCACAGGAACGCGATACAGCGTAGTGTTACCATCCTGATCCTTTCCGTATTCTACATAGAATTCAGAGAACACTCGGACGAACTGAGTCAGGAATCTCCTAATCTGTTTATCGTAGAAGAACTGTGCCATATTATCCGTCTGCCTTTACTTTCAGTGCTTGGCTTAGAGCAACACGTTGATCGATATAGCCGCCGCCGCTCAGTCTAGTCTGTTTAGTGTTATTCAAGAACCCGCCTTTCAGCGTGTTGTTCTGATCACTGTTCAGCAATGCTCTCTGATTATCTTCGATAGCTACCCACTTCATGCCATCATAACGGAACAGTCTATTAGGGAAATAGTCGGTCCTGAGAACATAATCGCCGGTCTGCGGCACATCAGTGAAGTAGGTCTGTGCCTTGACAGGAAGACCGTTAGGAGTGACACCATCACCTACTAGATATCCCGGCACACCGTTCTGAGGAGATTGCCAAGCTACGTCTGCAGTGACAGCATTGCTATCTCCTGCCAGATATATCGTGTCTGCAGTAAGTCCATTGCTTGCGACAGGATTGCCATTCGCATCTGTTGCTAATATCCAGAGCGCAGTAGTATCGTATCCGCTAAACGGAACGTCTATCTGAGCCTGCTCTATTATCCTGTCGTTGATGTTGACATTCTTAGCATAGGTACTTAGATAATCCTTGAGAGGATTGATACCAGTACCACCCATCCCATCTTCTCTGTTGTCTGGTTGTTCCAGGATGTCTCTGTATTCCTGACCGTCTACCATCGGCTGTACCTTAGCACGCCATAGGTGTGGCCACCAAGTTGGAGCGTATCCTTCGGCAGCTCGTGTGGTCTCTTGCACGACATAGAACTTCTTCAATGCGATAGGTATCACATCGTTTGGATCTAGCGGATTGTAATCTCTGAGATGCTGGAATTCTAACACATCACCGGGCATCAGCTTGCGTCCCATGCGTTCGATCATGTCGTTGATGTGGAACGTGAGGAACAGCGTGTCGTTAGTGACAAACAGACCAAATTGGCTCAGGTTGAAATCGGTATCCTGTATGGTATAGTGACCTCGGACAGGATAGATGTTCCTGTCGTACTTGCGATCTCTGTTCTCTAGGAACAGCAGGTCCTGGATGTCCTTCTCTGTGGTATTGGTGTATTGCGGAAGGGTGACATCCGTGCTTGTGCCTTGATCGTTAATTCCTAGATATTTGTGTACGTTGAAGTTCGTGCCGCCCGCAGTGAACAGCTCGTATATACGCCTATCCTGGAATTTATAATCAGCGGTATGCGTGTCCCGCCAAAGGCTTAAACGTGGCATCTTTTTTCCTCGGTGTCATATTTATAGCTTAAATACCCGCATGGATTTCGTTACAATCTGCTTCGAGAAAGATTGGCCCCAGCTTAGATTACAAGCAGCCAGTATGCGCAAGCATCTGAGGAATTTTCCCTTAGATAGGATCAAGATCATCATAAACGGAGATCTGTTGTATCGCACAGATCTAGAACGATACTACGGAGAACTTTGGCCCCGTGTGGATATCATAATGGGAAAAGAACTAGTAGACGACCCTGTAGTGCCCTGTCCTTGGTGTAAGACGCATTGCCCTAAATGTGGGTACTGTAACCAGCAGTTATTAAAGATACGAGCAGCACTTGCCTGCACAGCGGATAGTTATTGCATATTGGATGCTAAGAATTGGTTGATACGCGACTGGGCAGCTACGGATAGATTGCCCTTATTCAGAGGACCCGTAGACGAAGCACAGTGGGTAGAACATAGATTGAACAGCTGGCAACTATTTGATCTCATTCCACCCTCAACCAGCACGATAGCACAAAATACGCCCTGCTTCTTGCCTACTAAACTCATGCAGGAACTAGCTGAAGATCACAGATTAGCCCAATGGCAGGATCTTCCGATGGCAGAATTTTTCATAATCGACGCTTGGTTGCATCTAAAGGATTCCTTGGGAATATACGAAACGAAACATACAGGCCCTAGCATAGGAATATGGCCGGGTTGGGTAGACAAGTTCTGCGATATGACAGATCTATGGAAAGGAAATCAACTGTGTGCGGGCATACATCGTGACAGTTTTGGCATGCTAAGCGATGATCAGATAACACAGTTTGTCAAATACGCTGCTTCCTATATCGACGATCCTGATAGATTAGTCGATGATATGATCAGTTTGAATCCTGTTATTGTATGACACTGCTAAACCGCAGTATGAATATAGTCACATCCTCTTCCTGTATCACAGCGGTCCAGAACGGATCGCCTTGATTGAAATCAAAAGTTATGCTATAAGGACTGCCAGCATGAGCTTTCAGCCATTCTTCCATGCGACTCTGGAAGTTCAGCCTGAGCTCCATCGCATAGCGAAACTGTATGCAGAAGCTGACACGCCCACTCCCATCACGCCAGGGAGTGGGCTTACCGATCTTTATGTATTGATCGTCTAAGAGATCAGACACCAGCCAGTTATCCTGCTATCCTCGAACAAGGGTTGTCTTGACTTCATGAAAGGCTCTACCCCGCTCAGCTTCATCCATACCCGTATATCGTTGAGTGCTAAATGTAGGTTGTCCTGGCAACT